ATATGATTTTCTACTAATGTTGCATAATGTCCTGCTAAATTACCTGCTATAATATCTGTACTTATTTTATCATATAGCTTTGTACCTATATAATTTTGTATATGTATATTCTGTGCAATCTTAACGTATTGTATAAACTTATCAGTATCTACTCCACCTGATACATTAGTGTATTTTACAATATCTTTACGAGTAACAAATAATGCTTCAGCCATAACTATCGTGGTGTTGTAAAGTTTTTAGGTTTTATAAATCCCCTATTTTTCATATCTCTTGGTCTTTTTGCAACTTTAGCATCATTAGTTTCAGGTTTAAAACCTTCTTTCTTTGCTTCATTTACACTTATTTCTGCATTTGGGTTAGTAGCATCTGGTTTTACACCTTTAGCCATATACGTTTTACGCATCCAAAAATGCTGACACGATCCACCACCTTTGTAAAGCCAAATATCGTAAGTTGCAGCACCACCTTTACCCCACCCAGCGTTAACAGGTTGTTTACTCATTTGCATTATATCTTCTTTTCGGTATATCTTTTTAGCTGATACCATTTTTCTACAAAACTCCCTGCTATTAGCTGATACTGTTAATGGTGCATATTGATAACGTACTTTAAACTTCATATCATCTGCTTCACCATCTTGTTCGCTTTTAGCATTTGATCTTGCACTTCCTGTAGATGCTAAACCTACCATTTTATCTAATGCTTCTTCTTGGTCATAGTCTACTTTGCGTTCATCTACTAAATCCCAGTTTTCTAAATCTTCATCTTCACCAAACTCATCAAGCAAATCAAATACCTTATCATCTGTTTCAGCACTTAAATTACTTTGTTTGTGTTCTTCACAAGGCATAAACCATATCTTGCCTTCGTATTCGTGTTCGTGGTAACCTTCACAACCTATATTTTTAGCACCTTCTATTGCCATTTCTTTTGTTGCGTATGCTAACCTGTCATCTATAATAGCAAAATCTTTATCTACTATTTGGCTTTTTAGTGTTAACTCCTTTTTTACACCTGTTTCTTCTTCACGTGCTTCATCTGTTATTGCATTATCTGTATCTATAAATGCTAAAGGCTGAAGTGTTTTAAAATATAGTTTTAAACTAATACCATTAACAGCCAATATATCATCTATACAGTCCGTTAATAAGTCTTGATAGGGTTTAATAGTAATATTGTCAAAAAGTAACGCAGCGGTCTTTATTTCATCTGCATTTGATCCTAAACCATTGTTTTCGGTACGTATACCCAATAATAAAGGTGAGGTTACCCTATGTGCTACTATTAACTTATTACTACATTCATTTGATAAATACTCATAGTGTTGTGGTGCATCGTTTAATGGTATGTTTTGCACATTTGTTGCCGATTCAGCATTATTGTTGAATGCAACTATTATTTGTTCTCCTCTTGCTCCTGTAAGTTTATTTATTATATCGTTTTTAACTTGTATTTGTTTTTCCCTATCAGGTATTCCGTTATTAAAATTGCAAATTAATTTTCCAGAAAATCCATTTTGTACATCGTTAATAAGGTAATCACTTATCTCACTTTCTAATTCAGCATATGCTAAACCACCTTGATAATCTACAGGACAATAATAATCGTACCCACTAACATACCTTTTTATAATTTTTATTTCAGGTTCTTTACCGTTACCAAATCCAAATGCTGCTATTCGTTCTGGTTTATCTTTAGGTTTTACTTTTGTCCAATCAGGTGCATAGTAATATCCTTCTATTTCACCATCTTCATTACATTTTTCTGCACGTAGTGTTTGTCTTGGGAAGTGTTCTGCTTTATATACCCTATCATCTTTGTAAAGCACTTGAAAAGAACCTTCACCTAATAGTTTTAAATCTAATACAACCTTTTTTAAACAAGTGTTGCTTATAATAGATCGCATTGCAGCATACTCGTTTGTTTTAGTGTTGCTATCTAAAGCATCTAACCCTTTACCGTATATCATATTAGATACACCGTTAATAATAGCGTTGTTAGTTGTAGATTCTGTATAAAGTTTTATTAAATAAGAATAGTAATCATTATCCTCACCGTAGTTAACCCAATCTTTTTGTTTGTCCTCGCTTATTTTAGGTCGGTTGTAAGAAGCTAAATTTACTATGTGTAAGTTATCCATTATATTGTGATAAATTCGTTTGTAGTGCTATTAGAAGTATACTCACCATTGTTTATTGTGTAAGCTGGTAAATCTGTTTGGTTTGTACAGTATATTTTATCTAAAAATACAACTGAACTACCTGAAAGTATTTTAAGTGTGTAATAAATATCTTGTTTTACAGGAAATACAGCATTATACCTGTTGAAGTATAAGTTTTGTGATATACTTGTTGTTGCTTGACTGTACACTTCTTTGTTTTGCGTTTCATCTGTTATTTTAACCGTGTAAGATGCGTTTGCAGTAAATTCTCTTGGTATAAAATCAATATTTTGTGCTGATCCGCTTTCTTGTAATACTATCATATATATACAATAAAAAAGTATCAAATTTGTTATTATTAAAACAAAAAAAAGGGCAACATTTCTGCTACCCCTTAATTTACCAAATAAAAACCCTATTAAGAATTTGTACCTTGTGTTACAGTTACAGTTCCTGATAATCCTGCAAAAGGATCAGCTTCTGTAGCACCTTCTAAAAAGTTAGCAGGTACTTGCTCTTGTGCAGCAAATGTAAGTGTATACCCGCTGAGATCTCCCATAGCCGCTCCACTTGTAATAGTACCTCCGGTCACATCACATCCATGCTCTGCTCCCATTAAAAATGCATTTCCATTATAGTCTTGTACAACTATATGAGGTCTACCATAACTCATCAGCTTTAGCTCTTTATGGTCTTGTACAGTTAATTTCTTTAAAGTAAGGTTTAATGCCTGTTCAAAGAAAGTTGTACCATTTTCTCTTGAAGAAGTAATAGTTTGTTCGAAACTACTATTCCCCTTTAATTCATATTTAAATACCGTTACACTTCCCAGACTATCTATTACATCTGTATCTGTGCCATCGTATGTAATAGTTATGTCACCAAAGTCTGCAAAATAGACAGCTTTAATGCCCCCGACGGAATCTTTACAGGGTTCTTTTCTTCCTTTTGTTAAATCACATGCCATAATCGTTAAAAATTTTTTTTTAACTTACTGAAAATCAATAAGTTATTGTTATTTTATATAAAAAAAGGTGAGTAGGCACTATTGGCTTACCCACCTAATTTATTGGTTAATTAATTATTAAGAATAAAGTACGATATCACTTCCGATGCCATACTGAACACCAGCTGTAAATCTCATTACTACTCTTACATTCTGTGAACCATCAATATCAGCCATGTCAATTACTTTTATTTCGTTATGGTCTGCTAGCAGTCCGGTGCCAAAGAATAAGTTTGATTTTTCTGCTGCTACCATTGTGTTATCAGCTAATCCATTTGCTACAGCGATTTTAATACCATCAAAAGATAGTGTACCACCTGTATACCATTGTGTACCGTCAGCATTTACACCGGCAGCTCCTACATTAGTTGCAAAACCACCAAGCGCTCTCACATAAGCTCTAGCGACATTCTGTGAAACATATATGTACATATCTTCAGAAGTATAAAGAGTACTACCTATTGCATCTACTACTGATCCAATTTGTGCTATAACATTACCTGAAGTAACTGTCGAAGCTGCCACGTCAGTAACATCAGCATCAGCTAAAAGTAATTCTTTAAATCCACCAAACTGACCTGCTGTTGCAGCAGCACCATTCCAAATAGATTGTTCTGTACGTTGTGCAACTTTAGAAGCTACGTGGCCAATTAAAAAGTCTGCAAATGAAGGAGGTAAGTTATCAAAAGCACTATATCCCATTTGTACAGCTTCCCAATCATTGTGAAAGTCTGCTTTACATAATTGTAAGTTTACTTGCTGAAAATCAGGCTGTAAAATTCTTTCTGTAAGCGTTAAAGTTGAAGTTGGATCAAAATCACAAGTTGCATCTTTTACAATATCATCACTTGATACTTTTTTAATTACTTCTTTAAATTTAATATTTGGCTTAACGGTAATTAATCCATTATCCAAAGTTGAACCACTAAGTAATGCGGCAGAAATGTACTGACCAGCAAATTCCCCGGAATACGTAGTAGTTATTGAGTTTGTTGTTGCCATTTTATTTTATTTATAAGTTTATTTATTACGATTCACTTGCCCATACACCATCACCACCAGTTAAATACCAGTCAGTAAGTGCTACAGCTTTTAGTGTACACCAATCGCCTTTATTTGCAGTTGCTTTTGTGTTAATCCAATCTTTATCATCTACACCACCAGAAGATACTGAACCTACAGTACCGTGAATTGCATCAGTTGAAGCAGGTGAAAGTGTAATAATGTTATTACCATCAGCACCTGTATTACGGAATGTAAATTCCATTCCAATGTTTTCAGATGTAATAGCTGGTAAAGTCATTACTTTAGCATCTGTTGCTATATTAAATTCAGTACCTGCTTTATTTACAGGAATATCTTGAGTAGTAGTCAAAGTTTCTTGCTTTGATCTTGCTCTCAACACACTATTTGAAGTTGTTATTGTTGTTGACATTTTTTATTTATTTAAAATTTGATATTTTATTTAAAACTCTATCTAATGTTGTATTAGTTCTTTTTTGTGAATACAAGTTTAGGTTAGGTTTATTTTGTTTTTCAGGATTATGAGTAACCTTTTGTACTGGTTCGCTTAATTCTTCTTTTTCAGCGTAAACAGTTTTAGTAGTTGTTTCTTCAGACTTGACAGAATTTTCACCTACAGGTTCTTCAGCCATTTCTTCTTCTTTTTTAGGTAAAAGTATAGCTTTAATTTCTTCAACCATTTCTTTTACTTCTTGAAGTTCTTCTTTAGTAGCATAATTCATTTCTTCTTTAGGTTTTTCTTCGGCTTCTACTTCTTCTTCAGGTGCTTCTTCAACTGCACCGATAGAAGCAATAATACCTTCTTCTTCTACAACTAAAGTTTCACCATCTATAAGTTTGTACTCGCCTACTGGTAGTGCTACTTTTTCATCTTCGGTAACAATAAAAACTTCTGCTCCAGCTTCAAAATTTTCACTTTCTATAATTGCACCGTTCTCAAGTTCAGCTTGTGCCAACTTTACTTCTACAGGTGCTTCGGATAACTCTACCCCAAGTACCTCTTTTACTTTGTTTAACATATCTGTTGCTTTCATATATATTACAATAAATTAATAATTAGTTTGTTATGTTTTTAATAAATTAGATAGCAAACATATTTGCTAAATTAGATACAGGAACTTTAGCTGCAACATCACTAATGCCATCAGTCCATTTATCTATCCAACTTGGTGGATCTTCTCCTATAACTTTATAAGCGGCAACAAGATCAGATGCTAATCTAAATGCTTCTTTTCTATTTTGTATTAACTTATCTTTTATTTTTTGATTCTGTCTATTAATTGTTTGGAATTCTTTTTCAATTTTTTGTGCATCTACTTTTGCTGAAGCATACATATCAATAGATTCATTAAATAAGGTATCTAATTTACTTTTACTTAATTCTACTTTAACTGAATCTTTATTATTTTCAGCTAATTTTGTAAGTATTCTTTTAACTTCTGGTTTCATAGTGTATTTTTTATTATAATAATATATTTAACAGTTTGTTATGTTTTAGTTTGCTGCTTGACACGCTGCACAATCGTTATATAATGTTACAGCACTAAAATGATGTCCGTGTGCAGTTTGGTCTTGGCTTAATACGGTATAACAACCATCGTGGTTATTGTGGTCTGCATTTATATAATATACATTGCCTATTACTAATTGTGTAGAACCGTAAAAGTGTTTTTTTTGGCTATGGCCACACTTTTGTACTCTATATCCGTATTCTCCTGCACCTGGTGTTTCTATTATTCCTGTCACATTTCCTACGCCTTGTGCTTCAAAACTACCATCACAACATTCTATAGAATATGTACCATTTTTACATAAGCAACCTCTACGACCTGATTGTGGACTTGGTATTCTACTCATTTAATTAAATTTTTCTGCTGCTTCTGCATATAAACCTGCATCTAAATAGTATTTATCACAAATTTTGTATAATCTATTAAATTCTTTTTCTGCTTTTTTTACTCCTAATTCTTTAGCTTTTCGTGAATAATTTTTAAATTCTTTAGCTAATACGAAAAATTGTTTTTCAGATCTTTTTAAGGTGTTTGCTGCTGTTATTCTAACTTGTTTTAATCCTTTTTTATAATCAGCTACTGCTTTATTTAATTTAGTTTGTAATTGTTCAGCATTTAATTTTAATTCATTGTTTATAGCTAAATCTACTTTTTCAGTACTAAATAATTGTTTTAGTTCTTCTATTTTAGCTTCTGCTATTTCTTCTTTACTCATTTTAGATTGTTTTATTGGTACACAGTTTGGTACTCTTTTACCATTTTTTATTTTAAACCCTATCATTTCATAACCATCATAACACGGTTCTTTCATTTCATCTTTTATAGGTTCGTTTGGTCTTTGTAACTTATCTGCAAAGTAGCCTTCTATTGAAAATCCTTTTACCTCACCTGCTTTTACTTTTTTCCAAACATCATCGTTATTTACTTTCATAGATACCATCCAAGTACCAATAGGCACGTTTAAATCGTACATTCTACTTTTATCTTGTTCACTTTCTACTATCCAACTTTCTACAGCAGTTAAACCTTTAAGTTCTAATTGGTGTTCTAATGTTGAATTGTTTTGATTACCTTTTATAAAGAATAATTCACTTGCTTTTCTTACAGTTGCTTGACTAAAATATATATAATACTCCTGCTCACCACTTTGTCTGTAGATAGGTTTGTTAGGTATTAAAGCTGCACCCATAAGGATACGCTTTTCTTTGTCAACTTCTGCAAGTTTAAACTCTTGGTTTTTAAGTGCTATAAAGTTTTCTTCTATTGCTGGGTTTTCTACTACTGATATTGCTTCTATTCCAGAAACCTCATCATTTTCATCTATAAAAAGTTCTACTATGTCCATATTAATACAATAATTATTTATCTATTTTGTTATCCAATTGAAGCACCTTCTACTATATTACGTTCTAATGCTTGTGCGTTAGTTACTTCGTTACTTACTACAAATGCTTTTATAGGTTTTTCTTCTTGTTCACCTATTGCTTGTGCTAATTGGTTTTCAGGTGCTGCTCCTACTATATTAAATGATGGAGGTGCTGGTGTAGATGCTGCACCTCCTGCTCCCCCACCACCCATTTGTGATGCTGAACCTTTAGCAGCACTTACTGCTGATTTAATTGCCATAATTATACCTGCTGCTTGTATTGCAAATGCAGCTAATAGAGGTATATTTTGTGGAAACCCTACTTTAGCTGTACCTGACGCACCTTTTGCTACATCTACAGCAGCTTCACTTGCTTTTAGTGTTATTCTTTGCAATGTTGCTTTAGCTTCCATTATTTGTTCTTTAATTAACATAGCTTGTTTAGCAATAAATAATGCTCTTCCTATTTTTGTTTCTGCTCCTGCTGCATCTATTACAGCATCTAAAGCATCATTAACAGCTTGTTTCTTTTGTTCTTCTAATTCTATTTCTTTTTCAAGTAATTCAATTTTTTGTTCACCTGCTTCACGTTCTAAAGAAATACGGTTTATTAATTGTTCTGATCTAAAACCTTCTATTTGTGCAAGTACAGCTTCACGTTCGTTTTGTGCTTCTAATAAAGCTATGTAGTTTTCTTGGTTTTGGTTTTTATTAAATTCTAATTGTGCTGCTTTAATCTGTAAATCAACATTTTCAAGCATTTTTTCACTTTGCTCATCAAGTATTTCACCTAACCTATTGTTTGCAGCAATTCTTTCTTCAATAGTTTTTGTTTCATCATCTCTTATTTGTCTTTGTTGCTCTGCTTGTCTATCGTACTTTTCTATTAACCCTTGATTAATAACAGCAGCTATTTCTGCTTGTTTATTTAAATCTACAGTTGCTCTTGCTGCTTGTATTGTTGATTTAGCATAGTCTGTTATACTTTTGACTACACTTGGTAGTACTTCAGCAGCTTTTTCAAATGTATTGTTTACACCTGTTAAAATATCTAAACTTTCTTTACCTGCATTTTTAACATCTTGTAATGCTCCTGTAAAATCACCACTAAATACCTTTTTAACAGCACTTGCTAAAAATCCTAACGTATCTAAAAAACTATTAAACCTTTCAATTAAGTTTTCTTTTATAGCATTACCAAAATCAATTAATGCTTGTTTAGGGTCACTAAATATATTTTTAAAATAACTTACTATAGTACCAATATTTCTATTGATAAATTTAAAAAAGTCATTAAAAGCTAAACTTAATGCTTCAAAAGCAGTACTAAAAGCATCTGTTACTTTTTGATTTTCATTAAATACTTCTGCAAGTTTAGAAAATGCTGCAATAGCTAAACCAATACCAGCAGCTTTTACAGCAGTACCAATACCTTTTACACCTTTAGACACACCGCTTGTTGTGTCTTTAACATCTTCAAGGTTGTCATCTATGCGTTGTACACTTTTTGCTACACCATCTAAATCTTTTTGAGCCTTGTCTACTTTAGCTTCTAACTCTATTGTTTTTTTTACTGCCATTTCTTAAATTGTTTGTACGCTTCTCTTATTGATTCAGGGTATTTGTTTTTACCCATAGCTATATCCATATATTGTCCGTTCCATTTCTCGCTTCTTGCAAATTCTAATAAATCTAATATATTCTGTATCATATTAACAAGGGTTTATTGTTTCTGTTATTGTAAACGGTTGTGTTCCTTTAATTGAATCAACACAAATACATCCATAAAAAGCAAATTGTGAAAATTGTGGTACAGATAAAGATCTTTCAGCTCCTACCGCAGAATCAAAATATGTTAATGTGTTTGGTTGATTGCCATTTTGTAAACCAACAATACCAAATTTACCACCTACACACCCTGCTAAAGTTGATGAATTTTGTACATCTGTAATAGCATCACTAAAACTAAAGTTGGTATTTATATTAGTTCTACCGTAAAACTTCCAATAAATAACATCACCTGCTGTTAAGCCTGTAATTTGATGTTTAATAGTTTGTGGTATTGTGTGCTTGTTAAAGTTAGTTGTTAGTATAGGTACATTAGTTACATTGTTATTTGCTTTTAATGTGTCTACATCATTTGAATCTAAATGGCTCTGTGTTGTTGAGTAAAAGAAGCCATATTCTTCAATTTGTTTTGTTGTACCAACTGAACCTATATCTGTAATACTGTAAGAAATATTTACAACAGTTGCAGTTGAATCTTCTTGTGTAACAGTTACTAATGTTGGTGGAGTAACTACTAAAGGATCAAATGTTGGTTGTTTTGGCTGATTACTTAAAGCTGTATCATCTGGTATTACTTCAGAAGTTGATGTTATAATTAACCCTTCATAATTACAACCTAAATCTGCTCTCATAGTAGTTATATCTGATTTTATAACAGTTGTGTCTACAGTAATACATTCTAATATAGGCTTAAATTTAACAGGTACAATAGGTTCAATTGCTATTGCTTCACCTGCTTTTTCTTTTATATTTATTAATTCAAGCGTTGATTTGTTTGTTTCAAAGTTTGTTGTTATTTTATTTATTCTATATAAGTTTTCAAATATCTGTATCTTATCAGCCAACGTTAAATTCATTGACATAGCTAATGGCAAGTATGCACTTATAGTTGTAAGCCTTCTTTGTGGATCAAATATTTCTTTAACATAATTTTTATAGTATTGATCAAATAACGTTTTTTTAAATGGCACTAAACCAAACTCGTTTATTTCAGAATTAAAATTAGTGTTTACAGAATCAGTAATATCTAAAGAATTAGATGGTATATATACACCTGTGTGTGAAACCAAATCACCATCACTTTCTATTACACCTATTGTTTCATTTTGCAATATTGGGTAAAATAATAAAGGTTTACCAAGATTAGGTTCTTGCTTTATATCAGCACTCCACCCCCATTGTAAATTAGTAAAGGTGTTCCCATTTATGTTTTTTAATCTTTCATATTTAAAATGTTCAAAGGGTACTGTTATAGTATATGCAGTACCTTCAAATTTATCAGATGCTTTATATTGTAAAGTACCCCACTCTTGATTAAATAGTTCTTTATGGTTTTTAGCAAAAAAATTGTCTTGACCTTCATATCTTAAATTAACTTGCTTATATGGTAAAACTGAATCTACTGTTGAATCTGTTTTATCAATAAATTTTGTTGTATCCCATATTTTAGTACTATCCGAATAAAAAGTATCTAATGTTTTTATTTGTATTATACCATCATCGTTTTGAAATGATGTTAAATTAAACATTTTAAATAGTGCAGTAAGAAAATCTATAACCTTAATGTCTGGTAATTGATTTGATGCTCTTAATTGTGTATCAGTTAGTACCTGTGCAGAAGCTGTAAAAAATACATCATCTCTACCAAACCCATCACGCTCTATAAATATTCTAAATTCATATGTACTTGGTGTATCAGATTCTATACCAAATGTATAATTTCCATCTTCTAAAACTAATTGCCTTATTTGTGTATATTCTCCAGTATTAGCATCTCTTGCTATGTTGTCATAGCGTTCAAATATTTCACCATTTTTATATATAATAAAATTAAATTCATCAGCTACTGATGGAACTATAGATATATCCATCCTTTTTTCTTTTCTTGCAGGTACTGTTCCAATTTGATCAGCTTGTGGACTATCAAAATTATTAGAAAATAAATCTATAGTTGAACCGTGTACATACCCTAAAACAAAATTACCTACTGGTGTAATATTGCCTTGATCTTCAAATAACCCACCTGTTTTATTATGTAACCATAAATAAAGGTTATGATATGATAAATTTGTTGTGTTAAAAAAATCCGTACTAAATTGTAGGTTATAATGTAATTCTATAGCCCTAACTATAGAATGTACTCTTAATGCAGGTTTTAATTGTGATAATTGTAATCCGTGTGTACTACCTGCTTCGTATGCGATATTGTTTTGTGTTGCTGTATTTCCATATGAAGAACTACTGGCTGAATCATAAACTAATCTTTTAGTATGTGTAATTAATGGAAATATAATCGCATCAATAAAAGTTTCACCTGCTGCTGTAACATCTAAACCTGTTTTCATATAGGTTTTTATATTGGCATCACTATATGTAAAGTTAAATGATTCTTTTAATAAAGAAACTGCGTTTAATTTATCTTCTCCTAATAAATCTTTAAGGTTAATACCATTACCAAAAAATGTTAGTTTATACGTATGTGCTTTATTATCTTTTCTTGTTGTTCCTTCTAATTTTATTCTACCTTTTTTAAAAGGTTTATAGTTAAGAAATAATTCTGCACTTTTCTTTTTTCTTGCATCAAATCCTATAATATGATAATTATAAAAATGCTTAAATATTTTATTATTAATTTTTGAAGCAGGTACACTAAATGTTCTTGAATAATCTGTAAATACCTTCTCAATGTCTTTTACATCTTGTAAGGCTTGTGTAAGTGTAACAGATTCATCTTTAAATAAATCTACTTCTTGATCTTCTATAAAAAGCTGTAGGTTTAACATTAACGTACATTATTTATCTTGTTAAATGCAAATTCAAATTCCATTGTATAGTTTGCTAATTTATCGTTTAAACTTGTTTTAAAAGTAAATGATTTAGTTTTAGGTATTATTGGTAACGTATTAGAATCATAACGAATCCAAACTTGTTCTGCTAAAAATAATTCTTCTATAGTTTTATTTGTATCCTCGTTTACAAAACCAGTATTTAAAGTAATATTTTTTAATGCGTTTGTATTATATCTTTTTTGTTGTCCTTCATTAAGTGCATAAGATACTGTACTATTTTTTACTGTATTTCTTTTATACTTTTCATCTGTAACATTAAATGATTCAACTGTTTTCTTAAATGCATAAAAATCTTGATAAGCACCAAACCGATTTAAAAAAGTAATTTTATAAGGTGTAAATTTAGGTTCACAAACATTTATAATATTAATGGTTTTTTTAATTGTAGTATCGTCTGTATCATAAACCTGAATAGTAGATTTATTTGCAGGAATTGCAACATATTGTATTTTTTGATTTGAGTTTCCGTTATCTGTTATTTGTGTTGTAGTAGAATCAATGATTACTTTACCTACACCTTCTGCAAATATTGGAAACTTACCTGCTGTATTTTCTGGCAAATAAATTGTATTAGAACTAATTAGTGCGTGTCTATCTAATTCTGGGTTTATTGCATCTTCAAAATATCCATACCCATCAACCGCTAAAAATGTTTCAGTTATTGGTGAGCCATAAGTAAAAACTGTATCATCATCATCAAATAAAGTTGTAATTGCTGTTACCCATATAGAATCACTTAAATAATCGTTATTAAAATTATGTTCAATATAATCTCTTACTAATTCCGCTATTTCAAATAATATTTTTGTGTTTGAACCTACAATACTTTTTTGTAAAGTGTATCTCAAGTCAGAAGAAGTATAGCTTCCAGATGTACCTTCGTATATATATAATGATAAACTTGCTGTTTTTAAAGCCATATTAATAAAGTTTTGTTGCTGTTTTGTAGCCTGATGTATAAAAGTTATTGTTGTATTCCCATACTCCAATTATTGTAAAACCATTAATTTCTAAAACAGTTATATAATTAGCATTCATTAACGTTCCTACATAATTTTGTCTAACAGGTATAAAATGATTACCCCAATCAGCTACTGCATCTCTATAACATATACTTGTACCTACCATACTACTTTGATCAGTTGTTGTTGTACTAATCCATTGTGAAGTTGCTGATAATTTAGAACCTCCTGTTGATGCTTTATCAATTACATCAGCTATAGTATTATAAGACCGCCAATGCGTGTCATAATTCCAGCGATTAATTCCACAAACAGGAGGATCAATAGCTGGTTGATCCATTGTTTTTACACAATCAATTAAAGCATCATTGTTTGAATAACCACTACTTGGTACACGAACCTTATATGTTATTGTTCTTTCTACAACTGAAGTTGATATAGCAAAGCTAATTGGTGTAAAACTTTCAATTGTTCCTATTGCAGCACTTCCTTTTAATACTGCTCCACTTGTATATATTGCTTGACCTGTTAAACCTGCTGTATCACAAGTAAATGCAGGGAATGTAGCTGGTGCTTGTTGAGTAAAAGTTTTTGGGCATATAACTGTAGCTGCTGCATTAGAATAACCTGTTGGTACTTCAATGTCAAAGAATAAAGTTATATCTACTGCTGACGATCCTGTATTTGCTGCTACACTTGTTATATGAGAACCGCCTGATGTTAAACTTTTTGATGCTATTGTTCCTCTTGATAATGGATCAGTTATTGTTCCATTTTGTGCTATAGTTCCACCAATTAAATTTGCAGTAGTACAATCAAATGCAGGTAAGTTGTTTACAGTAATTGAAATATTTTGTGTTGCATCACAACTTAATACATTAGAATCAAAGGCTTCTATGTTAATTACTTTTGTTCCACCTTCAGCTAAAGATGTTAAAGTTAATGTGTTTCCGCTTATAGAAGATTGTATAAAATCAGGAAAAGGGTTTGTTATGTTATATCCTGCTATTGTTGTTCCACCTGCTGGTGTAAAGTAAGATGCTAAATTTATTGTTACTGAATTACCATTAGCATTTATTGTTTGGCTTGGAATACTTCCATTTGCGGTAACACCTCCTGTACAAACCAGTTTTGGTTGTACTGCACTTGCTGTACAAGTTATAAATCCACCATTTGAATTGCTAAATCCATCAGGTATAGATATATTAAAACTTACTGTTCTTGATGTATTAGCGTTTACTGTTGCATATTTACCATTTGCAAATCCACTATCTGTACTTGTATAAGATATTATATCACCAAAATCAAGTTTTGGCATTGTAATAATTCCTGCTTGGTCAATAGATAAACTTAAAAGGTTTGCTACTGTACAGGTAAATTCTACTACAGGTTTAACAGGTTCTGTTATATCTAAATAATATGGACTTCTTACGTTTATCTTTGTACTCATCTTAATCTATCTTCTTTTAATGTAAATGCTAAAAAATCTTCTACATCTAAACCAAAGTTTTTAATTAGTTCGTCTGGTAGTTTCTTAAATGCTTGTTCAAATGGTTTAGTAAAAAACAAACTTGGTTTTATACCTTTTCTGTAAATGCTTCTTGCTATTAAATA